GTCAGTTGTGTACGCATCTGCCGGATCAGTCTGACTAACCGGAACTCCGGTTTGTTGCAATATACATCAAAAAGAAAGGGGGCACAAGGCCCCCAATCTATTAGGCTCCTTGAGAGCCGTACATACCCAGAGGGTCAGACCAGCCGAAGCTGTAACGCTCACGAGCCTTGTAACGGACGTTACCGGTATCGAAATCGCCGTCCATGCTGTTTTGCAGCGGTGTACGAACGAAATGCTTCATACCGTTGGGAACGTCAGTAGTCAAGAACCAAGCGTTGGGGTCGGTCAAGAAGTGGTTGACGGTGTAACCTTCCGGAACCGCGCCCATGTTCTTGATGGCGTTGATGTCGTTGTCGTTGGTACCGACACGGAGTTCGGTCTCAAGCAGACGATCAGCCACGAACATGAGTGCCGGGGGCACAATCATCTTCTTGGGACGAGCAGCGATCAGCAGACCACGTTCGTCTGTCCAAGCGGCGATCTGAATAACGGCGGCTTCCAAGGAAGTCTCGTTCAGGTCAACTTGCACAGCAGGCGTGTTGCTGTTTGTACCACCAGAAACCAAGGGGTGATCGGTAGCGAACAGGGCCTTGCCGTCGCCACCGGGGTAGCTGGCAGAGAAGCCGTTGTTCAGAACCGTAGCAGCCTTGACTTGCTTGGTGTAAGCCATAGCGCGAGCCAGAGCCTTGGTGTAACGAGCAGACAAGCTGTCGTACAAGTTATCTTCGATCGCCTCTTCAGTGATCGAGAAACCCAAAGCGATGGTTTCGTGTGTATAGCGGGTAGACCATGCTTCCTGAGCGTTGTCGTACGCGATGGCAGAACCTTCGTTCTTCACCGGTGCGGCAGAGAAGCCAGAGAGCTTGGTTTCTTCTTCAAACGAACGCTCAGAAGTCTCGGTTTCGTAGATTTCTTTGTGTTCTTCGCCGTAACGAGCGTACTCAAGACCGAACAAGGCGTTCAGACCGGGGAGCAACTCTTTCAGCAGTTGTGCGCGTGAAATAGCCATGTTTTACTCCTTAGACGCCAACGGGGTTGAGATACTGGTGTCCGCCTGTCACAACGCTGGTGGTGCTGTTGTCAGAGACGACGTACGGTGCGTTCCACTTCACGATAACTTCAACGAAGTTGCCGGAAGAGTTGGCAGTATCGGGAACCACGTCGATGACGCGGAGGGGGAGGCTAGCAGTGGTGGTAGCACCAGCAGCGCTGTACACACCAATCTTGGAGTCACCGGTGATGGTAGAACCTGTGTTTTGCACGAGTTCGACGTTGGTGCCAATGATAGTGCGGCCAATGTAGGTGGGAACCAAGCCATTGCCATCTTCGGTTTGACCCGAAACCAAGACCACTTTGAACAACTGATCTGGATCATCAGCCACGTAAGCGGTGATGGTCGTGCCAGTCGGCGCGGTGGTGTTAGCAGGGAAATACTGTGCGAACACAGTCTGACCTTGCGCGTTGACATAAGAACAGCCAAGGAAAACGCCAACGGGGGTGGCGGTCGCTTGACCTGTATCTTTTTCGATGGTGCCGGTGGAAACCAGCTTAACAACGTCACCGTTGAAGATCGAAGTGTTGTAACCACTTGCGATGTTCAAGAGACGAGTCGCGCCAGCAAACACCTGACCGCCGATCAGATTGATCGGCTTAAGCCCGTAGGGGGCTGAGACGGTTGGGTATGCCATTTAAGGACTCCAAAGATTTATGAACCAGAACCAAAGGACACCTTGCTGGACTTCTCTGAGAACAGAGGCATCCGGGCGTCACTTTGACGAAGGAAACTGTTGTCCACCGATTCCACCTGAGCCTTGTTCTGGTTCTCATAGTGTTGAGAACGCTGATCCATAAACTCTTCGGGAATGCGACAGAGCAACAAACCACCTACCTCGATGTTTCCTTTGAAACGACCTTCGGTAGCGGCGTGCAACATGAGTTCGGGATAGTCTTCTGCTTTGCAGGGCTCATATCCTTCACGCAGCTTGGACGAGATATTAGATGGATCAGAGTTACCCAAGATGCTGATACGCACCCAACGGTGCTTCCAGCCCGCACGGGGATCGGGAGTGGGGAGTACATCCGGAGCGCGCCACGATGTTACTCGGTGCGTTGTTGCCCGGCTCTCCAGTTCACGACCAGTGCGGTTTTGACGGCCTTGCGGCTGAGTTTGTGTATTCTGTTCCATGTTTAATTCCTATCCAATTTAGCAACCTGTTTCGCGTATTCTTCCAGCGGGACACCGAGGCGGCGAGCAATCGCAGCTTCAGATGCCTTTAGCTTCATACGGCTAGGCGGTGTGCTACGTGAGGCCGGAGCCACAACCGTAGCGGGTTTTGATGCACGGCGCGGAGGTTCATCCTCATCTGCCGGTTCGGCCCTTTTCTTTCGAGGCGGCTCGTCATCCTCATTGCTCTGAGTTTCAAAAAAC